ATGGGTCGTGTGCATCTTGTGCCACCTGTACAGCAAGAACGCGATCTGCAACACCACATAGACCAACGTGGCCCACAGGATCAGATCGTTCACCTGGATGCCGGCGACGGTCGCGCCAGCCACCGTGACAGGCGGAGCGGCCTTCATCGCCTCCGCCGTCAGATCGGCCTTCTGTTGCATGTTCAAGCTCATGTTTTCTCGCCACCAAGTGGCCTCCAACTGTACCCAATCACCACCGGCAGAACATCAAGAACACGCCGGTCGTGACTACCGGCGGCGGCGTTGCCGACTCAAAGTACCAGCCCAGCGACCCGTTGTTGGTTGAGTTCGCTCCGGCGTACCACGTTGTGGTCAAGTCGTAGGCGCGGATGCCGGTGATCGTCAGGTAGTCAGGCGTGGTCACCGTGCCCGAGGTCAGCACCAGCGTCGCGGGGGAGGAGGCAGAACTCCCCGTCAACGTCAACACCCTACCGGCTTCACCAGTGGCAGTGAAGCTGCCAACACGCTGTGTCGTCGTGCCAAAGGCAATGGTGGTGGCACCAGTGGCGCTGTAGGTGTTGGTGATGTTGGCGAAGGTGTTGTTGCCGTTAACGGACAGCGTGCCTACACCGCCTTGGTTGAGAGTGATGCCGCTGTAGGAGATGCTGCCGCCTACGAAGGTCTTGGCAGATGCAGAGGTGAGGCTGATGGTGCCTGTGCCGGTGACGGTGAGGTTGGTGGATGTAGTCGCGTTCCAAGCAGACCCGATTCCTGAACTCGTCCATGTACCAGAACCAACTGCAACCGTGCGCGTAGCTGCGCCAGAAACAGTAAACGTGCCGCCAGAGCCAAGGGTTACATTATATGTAACAGCATTAAACGTGCCAGAAGTTAAAGCTATCGCGCCGGTATTCGTGTTGCTTGATTGATAGGCGTCCTGTAGCGTCAACGTACCACCAGGAGAATTAACTTCCAGCCTTGAAGCAAAAGAAACTCCAGCGCTAGTAAGGGTCTGTGAACCCCTCCCAGCAAAAAAGAGCAAACCATTATTACTAACAGTTGTCCCCGTGCCGTTAATCCAATTACCGTAAACTGATATTGTTCTGTTTGATGTGAGGAACAGTATTGTATTGGCGGTTCTTGCAGACATATCAACTGCACCAACATGATAGTCTGCGTTCATGCTTATGGAGGCGCCGCTGTTCAGCCCCGTAGCTTCAAAGAAGCAGGTGTCCTGTGCCAACGGGAAGTCGTTGATGTTCGGTGTACCGCCGCTGCCTGTAGCCCAACCAATAGCACCGCCCCAGTCGCCGCCAGCAGCAAGGTTCCAATACTTGTTCGCCGCAGCCGTGAACGTAACACCGCTGTTGCCTTTGCAGTCGCCTATGCGCGTACCAGAGGCAGGAGCAGCAGCACCGGCGATGGTGATGTCACGGAAGTCAACGTCGGTCATTGACACGGCGTTAGCCGTAATGGTGCGGGTGGTGCCGATGGTGTCGCTGCGGCAGAAGTGCCGCATGGTGGCGTTGGTGCCTGCGGAGAAGGTGAGTGTGCCTGTGACGGTTTGGTTGGCGGATAAAATAACAGGTCTGCACCCGCTAGCAGTTAACCCAGAAAAAGACAGGTTGTTAAAACTGTTTGTGCCGTTAATAGTTCTGTCAACTGGATTGGTTTGAGTAAAACTAACGTTGTAAAAGGTCTGATTGTTGCCGGAAAAGTTGGGGCCAATTGCAGATATATTTATTTGCGAAGTTCCTGCCGTGACGGTGAGATTGGCTCGGCTCGTTTCGGTTGTACCAAAATTGATTGGCGTAGACCCAGATAGAGTAGCCGTCCCTGCACCAAAATCAATTGTTCTGGAATTTGCGCTACTAGAACTTATTGACAACCCTGTATAGTTGTAATTTGCAAAACTGAACGTTCCGTTGGTAACGGTTATTCCATTTGATGCTCCTGTATCCAATGCAGAACCCAAGCTCCACGAGCAATCTACGCCATTGACGGTAATGGAAGATGCCAGCGCAACCCCGTTCGTCGTAAACGTCAGCCCGGTGGAATTGCTCGACAGCGTCATCGCCCCCGTATACGTCCGAGTCAGCCCCGTCGCGGGCAGCGTCACATTGCCATGGATACCGTCCATTGCCGTAGAACCCGCCAACGTCACATTCCCCGACGCCGGTCCAGCAATGGTCAACGCCTTCATCCTGATGCCGCCTGTAACAGCGTTCACTGTGGCTGTGTAGGCTGTCCCATTGCTGCCTGAATCAAACACAACATCATCGTGGCTGCGCGGCACAGAAGCTCCGCTGCCTGTTCCAGATGTCGTAGACCAGCGTGCTGTGTCGCTCCAGTTGCCTGTGCCACCAACCCAATAGCGCGTGCTGTCAGCAGGCTTGGCTGTGCGATAGACAGGCGCTGCGGCCGTGCCGGTGCTGTTGGCACCAGCGTAGAACTCACCAGGGCTTGTGGCAGCAAAGCCAATGCTTCCCATAGCAAGGTAGTCAATGCCGCTGGTGCAGGCTCCTGCGAGGATGTGGGAGGTTCCAGTGCCGGTCAGGGTGACGACGTTGCCTGCGGTGCCTGTCACCGTCCACTTGCCGAAGGTCTGGGTTGTGGTGCCAAGGGCAATGGTGTGGGCTACGGTTTTGGTTGAGGCAAGTTCACTAAATTGGTTGTTGCCGGTGATGGTGAGGGTGGATGTGCCAGTTGTGCCGCCGATGGTGAGTTTGTTGTATGAAAGACCGCCGCCTGTGAATGTACGGGCAGAGGTGCTGGTGTTGGACAGGACGATGTCTGCAGTACCTTTATAAAAGGTAACATCAGACGAAATACCAGTCCAGACGCTCCCGGTTCCAGAAAGCGTCCACGTTCCAGAACCCATTTTTAATCTGGAACCTGATGTTGCAAAAACAGCGCTAAACAATCCCGTCGTCACGTTATACGACACCGCATCAAACGTGCCAGATGTGAGGGTCAGGGTACGTGTTGAGTCAAGCGACAACGCATCTGCAAGCTGGACAACACCAGTAACGGAATCTATCGTGACAGGACAACCAAAAGTAATGCCGTTGCTGGTGATGGTCTGCGTCCCGCGTTTGGCGAACGTAATCGTACCTGTCGTACTAGATGACGTCACACCCGTGCCAAACTTCCAATCGCCATAAACAAACGGAGTGTTAGTGCTGGTGGTGAGCGTCATCGCACTAGTCCGCAACGACGCATCAAACGTGCCGATGTTCCAAGCAGCATCAATCGTCACAGTCCCTGCGCTGCCTGTGTTGTCAAACACAGCCGTGTCCTGCGCCAGCGGAAACTGATTGATGTCAGGCGTTCCTCCAGAAGACGGCGCCCATCCCGTAGCAGACCAGTTCTGAGCCCCTGCAAGGTTCCAATAGACAGTCTTTGCAGCAGGGAAGGTGATGCCGCTGTTGCCGCCGCAGTCGCCTGCACGGGTCGGAGAAGACCCTGCTGCGGTGCCTGCAATGGTGATGTCGCGGAAGTCGCAATCGTCGGCACTGAGCGTGCCGACTGTGAGGGTGCGGGTGGTGCCGATGGGATTGGAGTAGACAAACACACGCCGGACGGGAGAGGCCCCAGCAACGGTGAGCGTACCTGTAATAGTTTGATCATTATTAAACAGTAGCGACATCAAACCGGCAGAGGCTGTCGGAGAAATTGTTAGATTGTTAAAGGTGTTTGTTTGACTAAAAATTTTATTTCTAGCTGTTGTGTCCGTAACACTAACATTGTTAAAAGTCATTCCTCCACCAGAAAAATCTGTATTGCCTGTTGAAGTTAAATTTATTTGTGAAGTTCCGCAGTTAAAACTAAGGTTGGCAGAGTTTGAGAATGCAACAGGAGTAATTGAATTTAACGTCACCGTACTTGACCCCAATGTCATCGCCCTGACGTTGCTGTTGCTGGACGACAGAGAGCCTGCGGTGACGTTGAAGTTCTTGGTGTCGAAGGTGCCGTTGGTGATGGTAAGAACGTTTGCGACAATGTTCAGAGCATCAGCAAGCTCAACTGTGCCGCCGTAGGAATCGACGGTGATTGCACCTGAAAGAGTCTTTCCGGCGCTAGTAATAGTCTGTGTATTACGACCTGAAAATGACAAGATATTAGAATAGCTTTGAGTTACCCCACTACCAAGCACCCAATTTCCATACACCGTATAAGCCGTCGATCCAGCCAACGTCATCGCATTCGTGCGCGTAGACATCGTGACCGTGCCTGTGTACGGAACCGCGCTATCAAGCGTCACCGTAGCCGACGTATTCAGCCCTGTGTTCTCGATAGTCGCTGTATCCTGGGCCAACGGGAAGTTGTCCGTGCTGACCGCGCCGCCAGAACTTGCGGCCCAAGCATTGGCAGACCAGTTGCCGCCAGCAGCCAAGTTCCAATACACCGTCTTTGGCGTGCTGAAGGTGATGCCTCTGCACCCACGCAGGTCGCCAACACGCGTGCCGCTGATGGGCGCGGCTGTGCCGATGACGTAGAGGTCTCGGAAGTCTGCGTCGGTCAGGCTTGGTGTGGCGTTGATGGTGAGGGTTTGGGCGATGCCGTAGGTGACGCCTCTGAACCAGACTCTGCGGTTGCCTGCTGTGCCTGTGGTGGAGAGGGTGCCGTTGATGGTGCAAGCATTAGAAAAAGAGACTTGACAAATTCCGGCACTAACAGGAGCCGTAATTTCTAGATTATTAAAAGTAAGATTCCCAATTATAGTACGTGTTAAGCCGGTAGTATTCCCTGTAAATTGAACATTATAAAACGTCAACGCGCCGGGAGCCACCGCACTACCAACTACCAACTGACCGCCGCCTGTAGTGGTGGAAAAAATTACTGTTGAGGTACCTGCGTTGAATGTTAGATTTGTAAAATTACTAGCATTAAAGGCGGCATTAGCTGTTAATGTAACGACGCTACTGCCCAAGTTAATGGTGCGCAAAGTGGCGGTGCTTGCAACCAGAGAAGTTGCCGTGACGTTATAGTTATTAGTTGTAAAAGTCCCGGCATTTACATTCAAATCACTAGAAGACGTCAGCGCATCACCAAGCGTCACAGTGATGCCTGACCCGTTGATCGTCACCGGACCGAGCGTCTTGCCTGCGCTGGTCAGCGTGCCTGTAGCGTTGAACGTGGTAGTACCGGCATAGGTCAGCGTCATGCCAGCGACAAGCGTCAGAGAGCCTGAGATCGTCAGCGCAGGCGTGGCCGTCCCAGCCAGCGTGGCGGTATAGCCGGTACAGTTGATGGACTTGGCAACGCGGGAACCGGAGATGGTGCAGGTCAACGATGTGCCGTCAAAGAACACATCGTCTGCCGCCGTAGGCACAGCAGCACCACCGGCCCCACCTACCGTAGCCGCCCACTTGGTGCCTGCTGTACCGTCCCAAACGTCGGTTGCAAGGCCGCGCCAGTACCTGTCAGCCATCTCTTACGCCTTCACGTAGCGAACACCGTCAATCTCAATGTACTCAGGCTCAGGCTCAGCCTCAACAGGCGGCGCTGTCACCACAGCAATCCAGTTGTCTCGACGTTGCTCCTTCATCGCCTGGATTTCAGCTTCGCTGAAGCTGTGGTCATCAGGCAGATGAAGAGCATCGGCAAATTTGCCGTGAGGAGTGTCGAATTGGAAGTCGATCTTCATGGTCATGCCTCTGTGGTCACCGCCACCACGTCCCAGCGTGAAGACGACGCGTTGTAGATCGCGCCCACGTAGGTGACCTTGTTGGCGGTTGTTGTGGTTGGAAGGGTCACGCCGACGGCTAGGAAGCCGTTGGAAACGCCGGTCGTCCAGGTCAGCGCTCGAGGTGTGCCATCGTCCTTGAGCCGGAAGATGATGCGCTGGCCGTCAGTAGGCGTTCCGGCGTCGGCGTTGATCGTCAACGCGCCCGCCTGGGCCGTCGCGGCGTACTGGTCGAAGTTGTCGCTGTTCCAAGCCAGCGGAGACGAGATACTGGCCGTCGAACTCACCCGGGCCGTGATCCGCTTGTTGGTGAGCGTCTGCGTCTCTGCCAGCGTGACGACCGTACCGCTGTTGGCAGGCAGCGTGAACGTCGTGCCGTCAGTGCCCGAGAACGTCAGCGAGTTGTTGGCCGTGAGCGTCTTGCCGTCGGCGATCGTCAGCGTCGCGCTGCTTGCCGGCGCTGTGATCGCCACCTTGTTGATGCTGGTGGCCGTCGCAACGCCCAAGCTCGGCGTGGTGAAGGACGGCGATGTCGCCAGAGCCACCACCGTACCGGTGCCTGTAACGCTGTAGGACGTCCCCCAGGCGCTTCCCGTCGAGTTGGGAATACCAGCACCAGGGTAGGTCATCGGCGATGCGTTGGAGACGGTTATAGACCCCGCG